CTGCGAGGTCTGCACCTCGCCACCGCTGACCTCCCAGTTGATGACGGTCACAAGGCCGTAGGCACGGTCAGGCAGGTCGGCATGACACTGCGTGCGCAGTTCGGCCAGCGACGAGTAGTCGAGCTTGACACCATGCTTGGTCAGCACGACTGCCTTGATTTTATCATAGTCAATCTCGCAGACTGACTTGCCGGTGAAAAACGAATTTCCGGAGCATTTTCTGATTCTGGACATTTTTTATCTGCATTTTGGATTGTTAACCGTTAATTCCAACGAGCGGATGTCGATTGCGTCAATCGGCTCGCTTACTTCTTGGCCGCTCGGCGTGATCGCGCCGTAACGGCCGTAGTCGAAGTTCTTGCTCATCGTATGGGGAACAAACTCGGTCTCGCCATAACCCCAGTCGAAACGGGGGTCAGCCAACAATACTTCTATCAACTTTTCGTAGATAGGCAACAATACGCGCTTGAACGAGGTCTCCATACGCTTCTCATTAGACCACTCCTTCGTCGATGAACAGGCGATGATGAGGTTGATTTTCGTCTTGTACTGGTAGTCGCCGCTGTCAACGGTCACCACATTCGGGGTCTGCAAGGCTATCAAGGGGAACTTCACCGGCATGGCGGCGGCACCCTTTGAACGCACGTCAAGCATATCCTTGACGTACTGCGCAGAACCGAAAAGGTAGTTCACGTCAACACCGACTATGTCCTCGGTGGTGCCGTCGGGCTTGGTCTTGGTGATGGTCACTGCCTGACCCACCGCCTTGACAATACTTGCGAAAATATCCTCTATCTGGTCCATCATAGGTTGTACTGGTTAATGGGAGTTATCATCTCGACATGATAGAACACGTCATAGTCGCTCGTCTCTGCCCACTCAACGAATTGTCTGTTGAGCTGCACCATGTCGTTCCACACCTTCACCATGCGCTGGCGAGGCGGCTGGTTCTCGTTGGCGGACTTCATCTTCATCAGACCGGTGATGGTCATCTGCTGGTTGATGTCGCCGACCAACTTGAAATAGACATAGTGGGCAAACGAGGGGCGCAGTTGCTCGCACAGCGTCTCGGCACGCTCGTCGGTGTAGTCCTCGTCCTCTTCCCTCGCTGCGAGGTAGGCGGTCACATCGGCTGCCAAGTCCTTGCCGACCATCTTCAACAGGAACTCGCCCTGGTAACGCTCAATGTATGCGACAATGGTCTGCTGCACGGCAAAGGCGTTGTTGTCGAGGTCGTCAATGGGGCGTGCGTTCTCTATCTGCAACGGCCCAACGTAGAAAAATGAGCAATCTATGAGGTTCATGGGTCGATCTTACTTTTTGCCTTTCTTGGCGGGTTTCTTCTCATCAGCAGGGGCAACGTCCTTGGTGTCGGACACCTCGGTCTCTGACTCTGCCTTCTCGGCCTCAGCGGGCACTTCCTTGGTGTCCTCTATGGAAACCTCTTTTGTGTCCTCTACAGGCTCTTCGGGAGCTTCCTCTGCAGCGGTCTCATCAGCGGGCTGTCCCTCAGCGGGCACTTCGGTTGTGTCCTCTTCGGCTTCCTCCACTGGAGCCTCCTCTACAGGTTCCTCCACCTCATCGGCAACGGGGGTGATTTTCACCATCCCCATTGCGATGCGGTAGCGGTTCTCCTGAAGCACCACGTCAGCCTGCGGACCTTCCAGGATATACTTCATGGTTAGGCGGGCTTGGTGATGGCGGTCTTCAAAGCGGCAAGGCTGCCGTAAGCGAAGGCCCAGGGGTTGTAAATCGGGAAGATGATCTCTTCCTGGGCGATGAGGTGAACAGAGTTGGTCAGCTTGTCCTCCACGTCCTCAGCCCACTCAAGGTTGAGGTTCGTGTAGTCCACGATGGAGCAACCGTTCACGGAGAAGTCACCAATCAGGTACATGCCGACGGGAACACCGTCGTACTCCACGATGGGACGGCCAGCGATGGTCTTCACACCGCCGTTCATCTGCACAAGACCCAGGTTGCGGCCAGTGGTGTCCTTCTCGCACTCGATGGCGTTAACCGTAAGCGGGTTGAGCACGATGGCGTTGGGGGCATACTGGGCGTAAGTCATCACGGCGAAAGCGGTCTTGATGACGTCGAGGCTGTTGGGCAGGGTCACGCTCTGGTAAGCGGCACTCTTGACGGTGAAGGTGATGGCACCGCAGTGGGCGGCGGTCTCGGTCGTCACGGCGGTGGTGGCACCGATACCACGCACGATGATCTGACGGTCGTTGACCTTGATGACATCGTGGGTGCCGTTCAGCGAAGCGTTGTCGGTTGCACCGGCAAACGTGATCTTCATTCCGTCCAGGATGAGGGGCTGGGCATTGGTGAACTCTACCAGCGCGTCAACACCATCGTTGTAGGGCTCGCAGCTCTTCACGGCACCAGCGGCACCAGTGACGATGGGACCATTGACGATGGTCTCAACGGGAACGACGCCGTTCTTGTTGGCGATACCGTCCAGGTTCTCGCCATTACCGTCACCGAACAAGATGCCGGCATCCTCAGCACGGAGGACTGCATCGGGCAGGGTGGCCAGGATGTAGCTGCGTACATAGACGCGGCTTTTGAGCATGCGCTTGGAGATGTGGACGAAAGTACCAAGGCGCTTGGTGCTTACGCTGTTCTCCTTCACCTGGAACGAGCTCTCGGCGAGACGGCCGTTCTCAGTGTGGTAGCGTGCATTGCGGTCGAGATTGGTGATCTCTGCGAACGTCAACTGGGGGAAGTTGGGATCGCCGGTGAGCACCGTAATCACATCACGCATGTGCAGACGGCGGTTGTTGTAGGGAGAAACGACGTTGGGCAGCTGGCGGCTGATGAGGATGTCGCCAGTGTAGTCGTCGGTCATCGAAACGATGTCCTTCATCTTGAAACCACCGAATACACCGCTCTTGCGGGTATGGCCCTCGGCGAACTCCTTGAACTTCTCGCTGTCGAACATCTCGTTCAACATCTCGTCAAACTTGTTGACGCGGTCCATGGCACCGTTCTCCTTGGCCTTCTGGATGCTATCCATGGCACCCTTGAGCATGTCGCGCAACTCCTCGTTGTCCTTAACTACTTGAGCGAACTTTTCGGCATTGTAGCCCTTCAGCTGCTCGTTGATACTCTCAAACTGAGCTCTCATGTCCTCGGCGGTGATGGCACCCTCCATTGCCTTGTTGACAACATCGCACATCGCCCCAAGAATATTCTCCATGAAACTCTTCTGCTCGGCATCCTTGATGTTCTCAAGGTTGTAGCCGAAGTCCGATTTGGTTACCTTAAAGGCCATAAAATTAAAATTTTAGTGGTTAATGTTTCTCGATAGCAGCATTGAGGCTTCCGAAGAAAGTGCCGTTGGCGGCTTTCTCCTCCTGCTCCTCTTCCTCGTCACGAGTGTCTTCTGACGGCTCGTCCTCGGTCTTCTCGGCAACAGAAGTTTCCTGCCCAAGCGTGACGCTCGAATTGTAAACTCTCGAATAGCAGTTAGGACAGTAGGCGAACTCGGCGAGGTCCTCAAGGGACTTCTGCACCATCTGCTCGTCAATCTTTCCGTCCATCTTGCTCAACACAGGATCGAGAATGGCAAGCACGGCAGCGCGGATTTCGGGCTTCAGCTTGCTCATCTCCTCACGGACGATGCCGTCGGTAATCCAGCGCAGGTAACTGTTGGCGCAATCCAACACTTGCTGCGACAGGGTGTGCCGCTCTGCCTCGTCCCACACAAACTGCTCCCCACAATGGGGGCAGGTCACTACGACTGCGCCCTCAAGCGCTTTGGTTAGCATGTCAAGTCTCATCTCGTATTGTTTTAAGCGTTCGTCCGTGTAACGCATCTGCAATGCGCGGCGGATGAACTCGATGTTTGCCCGAACGGTTGTCGGGTCGTCCTGCTTAATACCTACGAGGAACGTCTGTGGGTTGCTGCCCCATGAGGTCAGCGTCGAGTATTCCCACATCTTCCACTCGAGAACCTTGCGCTTGTCTTCGGGGTCGCGCTTGATGGCCTGAACACCGATTGAGTGCTCCAGCGTGCGACCGGCGGCGGCATACAGCTTGTAGTCTTCCAGCGTGTCGCGCCCAATCTGCTTGGCGAGGTTGAGCTGACCCACCATAACGAGGTTCCCGTCACGCTCCTCACCCTCAAGGGGCACACCGAGCAACTGCGTCGTGTCGTGGTTCAGAAACCACTTCATGCGTGCGATGTTCTCCTTGAGCGTCTTGTTGAACGAGCCCGGCATTGAGATGTCATTCTGGGAGTCAACAATGCCGATGCCGTTGACGGCTACCGTGACGATACCTCTCGTCTCGTCCAAATCATTCGCCTTCGTCTTGTACAAAAGCCTCTGATATTTCTCCTTCATCTTCTTGTTGGGGTTTGGGGTTGGTAAATGATTTCACTCTCTCTATGTCTTCGGGTGTCATATCACTCACGAGCTTGTCGTAGAGTGGGTCTTCCACCCGTTCGTATCCTTGTTGAGCCCGCCAGTCGTTGAGCGTGATCAACGCACTCTCGAACTCAATCTTGCAGCGGTCACTGATGAGGCGGTTCACTTCCTGCTCCTCCTTCTTGCCCGTCTGCAGGCAGTCCAAGTCGCTGAAGTCAGCGTCGAGGTACAGCCCGTCCTGGTCAAGGCCGAGGAAGTGGGTGAACTCCTGACAGAACCGCTGGACCAGCGGAATGATAACCGACGAGTACACCGCTTTCTCGGCGTTCGCCTGGTTGGCATACGTTGACTGGTCTTTGCGAGGGATCAACACGGGCGGAATGCCGTATATGCCGGCGATTATCACCGCGTCGGCAAGCGTTTCATCGAACGGCTGGAGGTCGGTAATCGAAAGGTTGGTGCGGATGAACGACATCTTCACGTCACTGATGCCGTAAGGGTACTTCCCCTCGCCGAAACCGTACATCTTGTCGGCCTCTTCGAGTACCTGTTTCTTCTCTTCCTTTGTCAAGGCACGAGAACCCATATCGTCGCTCATCTCACTCACCAGCCAACCGAGACCGCCCTGCTTGACGTAGATGACGTTCCTCGCCTCATACACTGCGATGAGGTTGCTGATGGCTTTCAACACGGACAGCAGGCGGCTCTTGGCTTTCAGCGGGTCGCCGTTGTAGAACCCGAACGTGTCGTCCACGTCGTGGAACACGCATTGCGGAGCGATGGCACGGCGAGTGAACGTGCCGTAGTCGTGGTAATAGCACTGCACCACGTCCTCCACATCGCTCACGCCGTAGATGTCGCCCATCTGTCGCTTGTACTCGATGGTCACATACGGCTCCTCCAGCGTCACATAGCGGTCGCACCACTTGTAGAGCGTCTTGGCGCCGGCGAACGCGTCGCTCATGGCGGCTTTTATGTAGGAGTTGCCGGTGACAAGCTTGTAGGCGAAATGCTTCCACAACGTGCGGTACCACGTCTCAAAAGCGTTGGGCTTGACGAGCATTCGGTTGATGGTGTCGTTGTTCCACACCACGGTGTCGTCCTTGAACCGCTTGAGCAGGTACTTGGCACCTGCCGCACGGCTGGCGAGATAGTTCACCGGCCAAAAGACTTCGGGAACGGTGTTGAACAGTGTGACGAAGTTTGCGTTCGCCACATACGGCGTGGCTACAATCTCACGCATCAGCTGCGCTCGCCGTGAGGTGATGTCGCTGCTGGCGTTAACCGTTTGCCCGCCCTCTACCGGGGTCGCGCTCTTGGTGATGAAACCTAATGTCTTGAGCAATCCCATGTGCCTGTTATCGTGTTGAACAAGGCAAAAGTACCTACAAAAAAAGCCGCTTTCCCAGAACCCGAAATTCTTGAAAAGCGACCCGAGGCGATTTTTCGCCCTTTGGATTTACCTTGCAAATAGCAAAGTGTTGATTTACACCATTATAGCAAATTTTTGGAATTGCAGAGAAAAATCACTCTCGCATTATACGTCCTTTTGCAGGTTGTAATCACCCTTGCCGACGATTGCCAGCGCGGCGGTGATGGCAGGGAGAATGCACTTGAAATTCACTTTGAGCAACTTGTCGAGACGGCGGCAGCATACGTGGACACCCAGGCGGTTGTCGGTGTAGAGGTAAATCATCTTTTTCCATACACCCCAAAGTCGGTTGTCCTTGACCACAACTTCATCGCCGTAGTGGATTTGCACGCCCTTGCTGACGGCTCCGTAGCGCTTGAACTGGTTCCAAAAGTACTTGTAGTCGAATTGGTCGCTCACCTCAGTCTCGTTGTCGTCCTCATCGTAGTGGAAGATGACTACGTCCTCGATGCTCTTAAGGGCACCGGCCTCGAAGTGATACGCGTACTCAGTACCGAAAGCATGGTCGAAGCTGTCATCAATGAACTCGACTTCGAAGGTGGCGCGGACAGAGACCATGAAGTCGCCGATTTCAATCTCATCCATGTCACAGCAGCTGTCGTCCTCATTCTCGGGCTCGAAGCAGTAGTCCATAATCTTGTCGTAGAGTTGCTGATAGAAGTCAGCAGGGAGGGTGATGTTCGTTTTCATATCGCAAATGAATTAAATGTTTGACTTATAGTTGTTTATAATATGATATGCAATTTTTGTACCCAAAAGGCCTTTTTGAACCTGTGTCAAGTCGCCTTAACCTTTGCTAACTCATTGAAAATCATCCGTGCTTACACACCGCGAATGATGATGCGTGCCAACCCCGAAAGCACAGCTGATGCCGCCGTCTGGTCGGCAGGCGACTGGTCGTTGTAATCAAGCACGTCGCCCATGAACGCGGCATACTCAGGCTCACTCATCTTCTCGGGGTCGAGGTGGACATGGGCACGCACCCAGTCGCTCATCGCCGAGATACGCACGCGGTGGTCGCTGCCGAGTTTCAGTACATTCACCTGTGGCAGGTCCTTGCGCAGGTCGCGCACCATCGGGAAGTAGGCTTGCTGGCACTCCACCACAAACATCGTGGCGGTGAACGAGCGTATCCACCCGGCCATTTCCTCGTTACCCTTGACCGGGCGCAAACATACATCGGTGAGGTGCCAGCGGTCGGCGATGCGTGCGAGACGTGCCAAAGCGAAACGGCCACCGAACGACGGCAGCACATACACGATTGCCTGCTCGTAGTCGTACTCGGTGGCAGGGTTGAAGAACTTGAACTCGCCCTCGCTGTAGATCGAGCGTTTGCGCCCCATGCTGAACTCCGTGTACTGGGCACGCAACAAGTCGTGCACGGCGTAACGCAGCGTGTCGCTCACATGGCCGTGTGCCTCATACTTCTGCTTGGTCACTGGGTTGGTCACCTTCTGCTTGGCGATTGCGCCGTTCTCGTCCTTCTGCACCGCCTGGTAGTCGTCAATAGACGTGGTGCAGTCGTTGTCGATGCGGATAGCCACACCCGGCACACGACCATCCCACACGGCATTGATGAACTCGCCGGTGGTCGCCACGGCAGGGTTCTTGTTGCCGATGCAGTCCTCCACCTCAAAGCCCTCATGCTCCAGTTCGTCAATGACGAGGTCGAAGAACGAGCGGTTGTTCTCGTCAATGGTGTTCGCCGCCTTGCCTGACGCGTCGCCATGCAGATAGACCTTGCCAGTGTAGTTGTATTCCCGAAGTTTCGCGGCTATCACCTTTGCGGCCTTGCGAGCCGAGTTGTTCGGACTCTCTATCGGCAGCTCATCAAACTGCGTAACTTGCTGAACATCGTCGGGCTTATACTCTTTTTGGAAGAACGTGGCGGTGACATACGGAAGCACGTTGGAGTCCATGCTGATGTGGATGGGCAGGTCGGGGTTGAATGGAAATTTGCCGCACACCACACCACGGTTGAACGAGGGGAAGAACTCCGCTCCTGTGCGGATGTGTCCCCACTCGCCGAGCGCATAGACTTGGTAGTAGTCGGGGTCGTTGATGCGGTCGTTCTCGAAGTTGGCTATCGCCTGGTAGTCGTAGTAGCCGTACTTGCCATCTGGCGAACCCACCACCCAAAAGTTGTTGAGGTAGGTGGACTGGATGACGATTGTGTCTGGCGCATGGCGGTCATACTCGCCGGTGTTGGGGTTGAGGATTAGTTTCTCGCTGTTCATCCGCACCGACTTCACGGCGCATAATTCTGGCGGCAGTGTCTCACCTCCAACGGTCAGCGACATGGGAATTTCGTGCCATTCCTCCCTATCGAACCATCTTTTCTTGATCCAGTGTTCCTCGCTGATAGGGTTGAAGGCTGCAACAATCTGCTGCCCCTCCTGGCCACGCAGACGCAGGCGGATTTGCTTGAAGTCGGTTTCATCGTACTCGCTTAACTCGTCAAGGAATACTCGCTTGTACTGGCTGATACCCTTGATTTTCTCGGGATCGTCAAGACCGCTGAAATCAATCTTGCCACCGTTGTTGAACACGATGCTGTTCTGCTTGAAGCGGCAGCACTCCGCCAATCCATCTATGCCATTGATGGCTGCTTTGAAGTCGGCATAAATTGTTTTCTCAATGCTTGCGCCAACCTTACGCATGACAAGCATGCTGCATTCCTCGTAGTAGGCGAGTATGGCGAAGAACTGAGCCACCGAGAACGATTTGCCGGAGGATGAACCACCATAAAGCACGATGAAGCGCACGCTCGGATCGAGTGTGTACTTCCATAGCCAAAAAGCGTTCGGCGAGAACAATTCACGGTCAATGCGCATCAGTCTTTCTTTGGTGCGAGCAATAGGTCGCCTTTTTCTTGCGGCAACTCGTGGCGGATTGTCTCCACATACTCTCCAATGACCTCAAGCATCAACTTGATGGCATTTGGGTCGGCCTTGCCCATGCAGCGGTTGATGAAGCCGAGGGCAATCATCAGCCGTGGGGTCACATTCTCGGCAATCTCCGCTGGATAGCCGAGGTTGATTATACGCTGCCGCACCTTGTCGGGCTCCAGCTGCACGTCGAGGAGCGAAACAAGGGTTTCCTTCATGGTGCGTTTCTCGGCTTGCACTTGGTTGGATTTGGCAGCACCTTTGCGTGCTATCTCCCGTTGTGTTTCCGTTGCGTTTCGAGCAAATCTGCCCTTGTTGTCACGGAACTGCTTGCTCTGCTTAGGACTTTTATTCGCCATCACGCCACCTCCTTTCTCACGCTGCTGGTTTGCACCATGTACCACGTCTCGTAACCGTCGGCATCAACCTGCACGATGTAGCTGATGCCGTCCTCCACTTCGAGGCGGCCTGTGACCTCTCGCCCCGATGGGGTTGTTCCTATGTAGTTCATGTCTCTTTCAAAAAAAAGACCGCTGGCTCCACGATGAAACGCAGACACCAGCGGTCGCGTCAAACATTTATGTCATCTCGGCTGAGATGGTTCCGAAAACACCTGTGAGAGACCTTGCTCGATGTTTCGGTACGGCAAAGGTACGGTGAAAATCGCCTCGTTTACCGATTGCTCGAAATTGTCGAGGGGCCGCAACTCGTCCGTGTAGTCAAGGTTGAGGGGCTTGTACTTGGCCACCTCGTCACAGAACTCACGCACGGTGTTGCCCACAGGGTTCACCGCATTCACCAGTTGCCGGTTGCAGGCAAAAGCGTAGATTAACGCCTCTACCGCGTCACCGATGTAGGTGAAGTGGCGCACGTTGCGTCCGCCGTTGTAAATCGTGCAGGTCTCTTGGTTAAGCAAGTTGTACAGCAGAGTTCCCTCTCGTGGTTCGGGACCATACACGTTGTGAAGGCGGACGCCGGTTGCTCTCGGGCAGTAGGCTTTCGCGAACTGCTCGTTGAAGTGCTTCGTCATGCCGTACATCGAGGTCGTGTTGCAGGCGTTGGCGGTGCTGCTGGACGCATAGACCAGTTTCACCCCGTAGCGGCGGCAAGCGGTGGCCACCACCATGAACGCGTGCACGTTCTCTCGCTCGATGTCGTCGAGGCGGTCGTTGAACACGCTCGTCTCGGCGGCAAGATGAAATACCACGTCAATGCCGCCGTCAGCCAACAGTGGCTCGATGCGGGCGGCGTCACCGCCAATCTTCGTGTCGATGTGAATGACCTCGAAGTGCGGTGCCAGTCGGCGGCAGAGGACTTGACCGATGAAGCCCTCGCTGCCGGTTACTATTGCTCTCAATGTCGCAGGTAGTGCTGCCGTCTAAGAGTGATACGTCAAGGCACAAGATTGTCGAACAGCCCGGGAAGCCTCGGTTGCAGGGCTTCGTGTTCCTCGTGGAAGAACTCGGCTTTCGTCTTGCCCATCTTGCGGCCTTTCTTTAACCCTAATCCATTCCATTTTTTGACAAATTAAAGATACTTAAACGTGTAACCTCTATGGCTCTTTTTCTCGCCTCGCAAAACTTGGCTGATATTCTGCACCCTCAACCCCATAACCTTTGCGGCATCGGCAAGGCTCTCAAACCTCCCCACCTCTTGCCCGTCTTTCAGCACGGCAATAGCACGGGGCGGATTGACCGACCCTTTCAGCAAGCCAGTACGGACTGCATGGGAACGGTTGCCCGATTGCGTGATGATTTCAAGATTGGTGACGTGGTTGTTTGTCTTGCACCCGTCTTTGTGGTTTACCACCATTCCTTGCGGCAATTCGCCAATGAAGGCAGCAGCCACAAGGCGGTGAATGTAATTGGTAGTCGGTTTGCCTTTCTTCCAAAGCACCACCGACGGGTAGCCGATTTTCAAAATAACTGGGGTTAGCAGGTGGGCATAAGCCTCGCACGGGATTTGATTGTACCCGTGGCGCAAATGGCTCTTAACCCTGCCGTAGTTGCTCACATAATAGCGGCCATCAAAACCCTCTATCGGTCGCCATTCCTCATTCTCTAAATTCTTAATCTCGGTGTAACGCATTATAAATCCTCGTTGTGGCGGGAAATAAAAACGGTTCCTCGCCGACCCGTTGCGTTACACCATAGAGGCAGCAGGGGCATTAACCTCCTGCACGGGGACGAGGAACCAATAACATAACGCCAAGTTGTGCTGTTGAAATTGTGCTGCGGCGCTGTATTGCCCTTCTTCTTTGCCTCAATGTTGTGTAACGCATTGCAAAGTTAATCATTTTTCCTTAAACAGCAAAACGAAAAGGGGGAAAAAATTCGTCTGTCATACAAGGCAGGCGATTTTCCTCTGTGGTACCATTGGGAATGTACTATTTTTGTGCTGTTGGTAGTAATTTTGTGCCTCATGAACAACCCTCTGATTTTTGCCCCTTTTCATCAATCCTTGTGCCTCAACCTCCAAGCGATGCGGTCTTTGATGACCTGCTCGATGTTCTTGCAGCCGAGTTGGCGCAAGGCCAGGGCTGTGTCGATGATGATGTCGGCGGCGAGTTCCTCCCGCTCGCTGAACTCATGCTCGTAGGTCGGGCAGGCGTCGGTGGCGTGCTGCGCGTCCACGAAATCTTGCGTCAGGTGCAGCGGCGGTCGGCTCCAGTGGCAAGCGTCCATACGGCGCCAGTCGCGGGAAATCCTTATCGACATGGCGCGAGGGGAAGTCTGCTCGTTGATTTCGTCCAGCCTCATCATCTCATCATGCAGCTCTTTGGTCAATTTGTTAAGCGTAATCATGAAATTGAACGGATTTAATGTTGCTAATGGGTTGATTTTTGCCTTTCGGCGGTCTAATGGTGGTCATAATAGTGATACTTATGGTGAATTACGTCTCCAGTACGTTGTGAATGGCCTCGATGAGGTGGCCGACCATCGGCAGGGGGATGCTTATGCGGTAGCGCCTGTTCCCCTTGTTATGCTCGGTGATCATCAAGTAATCGGGCTTGTCACCCTTGCCATCGTACAGGTCAACTGAATACTTCTTGCCCGGTGTGTTGACCCACACCTGCTTTCTGATTTCCAATGCGTCCATAGTGCTGTTGAGTTTTGTTGTTACTGACCGCTACTGCCGTAGCCGTTGTCTCCTCGGTCGCTGCCGGCCAACTCGTCCACCTCCACAAACGTCACATCGGGGTATCGCATGACGATGAGTTGGGCGAACCTGTCGCCCTGCCGGTATGGATGCATGAAGCCGTGCTGGCGGAACACACACTTCACCTCGCCGCGGTAGCCGCTGTCTATCACACCCACGCAGTTGGTGAGCGAGAGCGATGTCTTGCAGATAGACGAGCGAGGGAACACCAGCCCGACATGGCCGGGCGGAATTTCAAAGGCGATGTCCGTGTGGCAGATGACCTGCCCGTAGTCGTTGCACTCCACGCGAGAGGCGTAGAGGTCAAAGCCCGCATCCGTCGCATGGGCTTTCGTCGGGGGCGTGGCTGTCTCGGCCAGTTTTTTGATTTTAATCTCCATTGTTGAATACGTCTATAATTTTCGTTTCCTTGATAGCCTCAATCTCGTAGTCGGTGACCGCGCCTTTCATGTACTCCCTGGCATGCTCTTTCGCCTTGTCAATGGTCGCGTCACGGAACAGGACGTACAACGCCGAGCGTTTCTCTTTCGCCGTCACCTCGTCGACGAGGATTAGGTTGTACTTGACGAGGAAGAACAACTCGCCCTCGTTGAGCACGACTTCGTTATACTGCGCAATCTTTTCGTGCGTCACTTTGAACTCGCCGGTGATGTACGGCTGCATCTCCTGTGTGATGCGTGCCTCCGCCTCGGTGAACGAGAGCGCGTCCACGGCGTAGGTCTCGGTGACGGTCTTTTGGGTGCCGTCCTCCTGCACCTTGTCAATCTTGATTTTTACTTCAAAAAATGTCATATTCGTGAATAAATTAGTGTTTTCGTCAATTTATTGGCGTAATCGTAAATCCATTGTCGCTAACAGTCGCTCTATCGCGTCCACGTTGGCCGACCCGAGGAAGCGTATGCCCAGCAGGTCGGCGCGTGAACGCGAGCAGAGGTCTTTGAGGGTGGTTATCCCTTGCCCTTTGAGTATTCGCAACACATTGGGAGGGAAACCGAGTTCATTGAGTCTCGCACGCAGCACCTGTGCCATGTGCAGCTCATTCTGGTTCAGCAGTTCGTTGATGTTCATCGAGCTCTTTCAGTTTGTTGAGTGCTTCCTGCATTGCGTCGCGGTACTTCGGGTTCTCCTGCATGAACCAGGAAACAGCCGAGAAGATGATTTCTCGAAATGCTTGCTGCTCCATCATCATGGCGATGGCGGCGCACAAGTCAATTTTCCGTTTCTCGTCGTCCTCCTCGGGCAAGCCCATCATGAGCGCGCCGTGCTTGTCGGTGGTCTTTCCGATGAATATCAATGTCGGGCAGATTTTGCCGACCTTCTGCATAAGCAGGTTGAGTTCTTTCTGTAAGTCCATTCTTTTTTCGTATTCTTGGTTAAGTTCATCAAATAATCAGTTTATCAGTTTAATGCCGTAACGACGGTTATACAACTCTTTTGCCCATGTGGGGATGTCCCGATGGAACAACGCATCGCTATCGCCATCTATCGGTTTGTTATCGGCATTCTCCAACTCGCTGGCGTACTCTTTTAGAAGTTCCACAAAGTCAGCATCGGGCGTTCCTCCGCCATGTAAGTGGTATCGCAGTTGAATGTAACGAACGTCGGCGAGAAAGCCTTTGTGATGGGTCATCAACTCATTATTGCCATGCACATAGAGTACCGCCATAAGACGAGCACAGGTGTCAGTTGAAATTGCATCTATGCCTGCCGCAAGACACGTCATGTTCCAGTCATCCCTCATTTGGTCAACCATTTCCCGAGTAATGCCAGTTTCTCTTGTCATCGTGTAGTCCGTTTTACGAGGCCTCCCAACGGCTCCAGCCCCCAGCGGAGGCGCAACTTGTCGGCCCGGATTGATTTGTTACGTTTCTCGTTACCCTTTGCCCGGCAAGCGGCCTTGCGCTCTTCGGGCAGGTTGTCCCAGTTCTTGCGCAACTGTGCGGCGCGGGAAATGAGATAGAGATTGTCGAGGACGCAGTTCGTGGTGTCTCCGTCCTTGAACTGGATGTTCATGCCCTTCGGTATCGGGCCGTGGGCCTGCTCCCAAATGTAGCGGTGCTTCGGCATCATGCGTCGGCCGTCATGCGGCTTGATCCACCAGTAACGCCGACCTGTTTTGTCGGGCGACCGCAGCATCTCGAAGCCCGGCTGCCGGTAGGTTGGTGAGGTCTCCCTCTCCACGCCCGGCTGGAACCGAGTCCGTGACGAGTTGGCGATACCCTCGGCACTCATGAAATGTTCTATCTTACGCCCGGCATTGAACGGCTTGTGGCCGGGCTTGAACTGCCCGACCTCGTGCTGCCGTTCGGCGAACTCGGGTGACTTGTACACACCGAGGCTGCGAGCCTTCAAGCCTATTGCCCGTGCCGAGCGGTGCAGGAACACGGCGAGGTCGGCGTTGCTCCGCTCGGCATAGGCTTTCAGCAGGTAGTCAATCTCGGCTTTAGTCCATCGTCTCGTTCCCATCGCTGAAATACTTTTGCTTGATTGAGTTGATGATTGCGAGGTCGGTGGCATACATCTTCGGCCACAGGTAGAAACCCTCGACCTGTCGGCAGTAGTGCATCACCGAGGTATGGTCACGGAAGACCGAACGGCCAACCTCGGTGGTGCTCATGTTCAAGTGTCGGTTCAGCAGGTAGCAGGCTACCGCTCTTGCGGTGGCGAGCCGGGCCACGCGGCTGCGTGAGCGGAGGTCGTCGAGTGTCACGCCGTAGGCTTCGGCGACCTCCCTCATGATGTCAAGTGCTGTCGGTATCATCATAGCCCCTCCTTTCCGATTGACCCTTGCGCCGGCTCTTCCTCGCAGTCGAGGAGAACTTCGGTAACGTCTTTCCAGTCCATGCCATCCTCGACGACGAGTTGTTGATCGGTGATGTCGCGCAGTCGGTAGAGAATGGTAAAACAACCCTGGTCGTCGCATTCCTGTGCCCAGTCCTTGACGAGGTAAATCTCTGCGTCCTTCGGGTACTTCTTGAGTTCTTTGAGTGCTTCTTTTACTGTCATAGTTCGTCCTCCCAATGTTTTTTGACGTAATCTACTATGCTCGTTTGGCTCTCGGTGGTGTACCATCGCTTGTAGAGCCACACGATGCGGTGAATGGTCTCGTCGGCGGGGTGAGCGTCCGCCCACTCTGCGCCTTTGGTGAAGTGGTGCAAGGCACGGCACTCGCTCCCGTACTCGGCGAGCGCGCCGGCCTCAATGTGCTGTTGTCGGTTAGTCATTTCTTGCCTCCTTTCCTTAAAATTGTATCAAGCATTTGTTGTGCTTCTTTCTTTGTTATAGTCACACCATTGGCTGCAACACGTAGACGCTCTACTATGTCTCCTATATTGCCAATGATATATCCACTCCCACCGCAGTGCTTACACGGCTTGGTCGGGTGGATGCCCATTTCATAGGCCTCGCTACTAGAGTGGAGATAGTAGCGATTATTGGTGACTATTCCTCTTCCATTACATTTAGCACATTTCATTGCTCGCCTCCTTTCTCATTATCCCACAACTTTTTGAATTTATCTTCAAGTTTAGGGAAAATTTTACACATTTGTTCAATATACCTTTCCGATGGTTTTTCGCCATTCATCAGTTTGTTGAAATCGTCTTTCCACTCATCAGGAACACTGAATACATAAGTCCCATAAGTGTTATCGAAATCATCATCGTAGGTTTTCACGAAATTAGGGTGCTTATATAGTTCTTCTTCACCGAATCCACTATTTCTGTTGTTACCACCTACTCGTGTGTAAACCTCTATCATACCATCATTGATGAAACAGTCTCTAAATCTTGGGTACTCATTAGGATGTTTTCCCAACATTGGAAGAAAAATAAATGTTGCAAGATTGACTCCGTTAATCATATTGTATAAACTCATATCTCCTCACCTCCTTTCTTTTCTTTCCAATTCTTTCCAGTTCTTTCCAGACTGGAAAGTTTTTCGGGCGGTTGCGGCAGCGGCATCCAGTGGGTGACTGCTCCAAGCGTAATCTCTGCTTTTTTGGTTATACCTAAATAGGCATCGCTTCTAACGTGAAAATCAGTCACATCACACAACTGCATTGCACTTATGAATTCACAAGCAGTGAAATGTATGTTGCCGTATGCATCTTGCATTACTATCACAATATCTCCATTTTCGGGCAGCGCATCCTCCACGCTTATCCAGTTTGGATGTTCATTACACCAACGTAATGCAAACGCAAGTGCCTGAATGATTTCAGTGCTACACTTACCCATGTATTTGCACCATGCTTCATTTAATTCTTCTTGTCGTGTCATAGTTCAAATCATATACGTTAAACAATATTTCAACACAGCCTCAACTGCTTGCTCGTAGGTTTCGAATCGTCCAGCCCTTAAACCAGCAGTTTCTGAATGGACTTCGTAAAGATAAATTCTGCCTTCTTTGAATTTTAAAAAGGGCATTATCACAATATCAATACCTTTCTCCCTCAGCCACTTCATCGCCATTTGATGAGTGGGGCAAGAGAATATGTCACCATGGATATACTCTGGTTTGTGCCTGCTATTTTTATATGATGAGTTATGTTCCGTTGTTTCGTCATGATAAAAATAATCTCTCGCTTTTTTATTTGCAAGGTTTTTACAATCAATAGACACTGGCAAATGTTGATACCAAACAAAGGTTGTTGGCTCATCAAACCCCTTTTCTTTAAGGAGTTTGGCTACTTCGTAGGAAACATAATCTTCAGTTGTCATAGTCCGAAATCTTCTTTGAATTTGTCTACGAATTTATCAACTTCAACATCTTCAATCCAACCCTGACATGCTTGGTCGTCTATCCACTCAATCACCTTGTCGGGGTCAAGCATGTGGCCTTGCTTTTCAAGCCAAGCAAGCATGTCTTGTGCGGTGATGTCAGGGAATTGGTAGTTGTGTCCGTGGTCAATGCAGCAACTTATGATTGCCTTTCTAATCACCTCATCCTTGCTCTCCTGTAATTCGGGAAATATATGCTCTACCATTTGCCCTACAGTATCGAATGGATTTTGCACTCTTAGTTTCGCTGCTCTCTCTAGAGCCTGCTTATATTTTTCCTCGTAGTTCATAATTCAGTCGTACTTGTATATACCAATATAACCATGCGAGTTGAAGAAAATAGATCCTCCCTTTGGAAGCTCTTACCCAACTTAAATTTAATGATGGGAGAAATACAAAACATTCAAATATTTCGCCTGCTGTTATTTTCATAATCACAAAACTTTTTGTTCGTGTTCAATACCATTTCTACACAAGCATCAACTAGTTCTCTTGCATAAGTTACTTGAACTCTGCAATCCAATTCCCACTGATTATCAAGATATTTAATATCAATATAAAAATTGGCTGAAAGATAATCAAGCAGCGCAGCAAGCGACCAGCAAGGAACATAATAGCGATTGTTGTGCTTGCTATAAGGAGTTAATTGTGGCTTATCGTCTTTGTAGTAGTAACACATATCCGCACTTTCAAGCGGCAGAATTCCTGCCAGCTTGCTGCTTTGTTCTAGGTCAGTGTATGCTTTCATTCTTCTGGGTAGTATTCATCAGGCACACCGGGCAGCGGTTGCCAATGCGTCGCGCTGACCTTGATAGCCGTGTTGCGGTAAATGTAAAACTCTCCGTCACCCTCGTAGGACGCGATGCAGATGCAAGCATCCTCATCACACACGAGGTACTCGTTGCCGACTTTCGCCGGCAGTTGGTCACTCACCTTCACCCAACGTGGGGTGCGGTCGGCAAACTCGGCTCCACGCAGGAACGTCTTAGCCTCATCATACGGCATGTTCCGCTTGGCTGCATACTCGTTGACTTGCAGTTGTCTCACTTCCATCGGCGTCATAGTCCACGCATTTTAGAGGGTTGAACAAACTTGATGAAGATTGAGCCGCCTCCGCCGTAGCACGTCACCTTGTAGGCGAAGTTGAAGATTGCGGTGCAGTCGGCATGGTCGGCGACCACGTCAATGGTGGGTGGCACATTGTTGTCGAAGCAGATGATGTCGCCCTCGGTGATAAGGTGCGTGGCTTGCAGCACACCGTGACGGGCGGTCATGCCGACAACAGCGAAAATCCGTGAAATCGTGGAGTCCTCATACATCTCGTCGGTGGGGACGATTAACACCTTGTCCCACTCGATGAGTGATTTGGATTGGTCTGCCCTTGGCAGGGCAAGCAGTTGTTCTCTTGTCATAAAGATTTGAATTAAAATGTTTGACTTATTTGCTTAATTGCACTGTAAAGTTAGTCATTTTCAGCGAGATAGAAAAATATTTTTAACTCTATTTTTTGCTGAAAACTCTATTTAACTTTTGCCTCGCAGGTGCCAGCTTTTGCAGGTCACGGCGAGATTTGAACTCATAGTATCAATCCCATCAAAGCAGGGATATAGCCAGCAGTTGCGGCACACACGGGCGCGGTCGTAGCGTTCTCTGCGGACGTGGGCTTTTGAGGCATACTGCCTCACGGTTTCAACCTTTGTGCCGCACTCCTCGGCTATCTTCTCAACAGGGTGCCCCTCGGCATACATCTTGAGGATTTTTTGGCGGTCAAGTCGGTGCCTCGGCGGAATTCCATCTGCACGGCGGCGCAGCATTTGAGCCTCTTTGAGTTCCTCACGATGTTCTGCCCTGTATCTGGCGCGTTGGGCGAGTTTCTTCTCTCGCCCCTCTTTCGTAGCATACATCTTGCGGTGATACTCTCGGGCACGGGCGCGGTCGCAGCACTTACACCACTTCGAGTGGCTGCCGTCCTTGCGGTGGTAGAACTCGGTGATGAGTTTGACCTCGCCACAGTGCTGGCACTGGTAGGTCATTACACCGGACATGGCGGATACCAGGGTTTAAGTTCGTCCTCCTTGTGCCATTGCTCTCCGATTTTGTACAACGGCAGCTTGTTGATGTTCTCGCCGACACGCTCAATCGTCACTTCCTTGCCGGCAAGCAACACACGTTCTCCAGCCTGATACTTGTGGTTAGACATCCCCTCCTCCTTTCTTGAACAGTCTCGTGAAAGCACTATAGAAACCGATGGCTATCCATGCGGCGAATGAAAAAAACACAAAAATCATCACTTTGATGGGCGACACAAAACGTTCCGGTTCGGTAAGTTTCAATGATTTGATGTAGTGTGTGGCCAGCAGGGAGTTAAGTATAAACCCGATGCCATAGATGATGCAAATAATCTCAAGCGTTGTCATTTTCTTTGGTTTTTAGTGGTTTTACTTCTTTCTTTCGGATGATGAAAGACTTGATCCAGGAAAAGACGACATAGATGGTTGCGTATATCCATGTCGCGAACGAGGCGAGGACGAAGAACAGCAGCACCGCAAGGCGCACCTTCTTCAGTTGCCTCTCCTCCATGAGGTCGTCCCAAATGGACGCGGCCATGAAGGAGTTGATGATAACTCCCACGGCATAGATGATGAGGAATGTTGTCGTAGTCATATCAGTTTCGTGATTATCCAGTAGATGAAATAAATCAGTCCGGTCATGATGCCGGCAATCAGCAGAATAGCCAGGCAGCAGGCATGAGGCGCGTACTTACGAATGAAGTCCTGCTCTTGCGGTGTCTCGTCGTTGGTGTCAATTTGCTTTTCCATCGCTGTCAGGTTTGACGGTTCGCAGTTCGTGAATGGTTGCGTCGGCAAGTTGGCGTGCCTTGCGGGCCATCGCCGACACCGATGCGTTGAGTTTGCCGAGCACCACGCTGCGGCGTTCCTGGGCGACGAGGTAGCGGGTCAACTCCCAGCGGCGTTGCTCCCACTTCTCCTCCTCGATTTCCTCTTTTGTCTTGATTGGCCAAATCTCCAACCCGTCCACTGCGCTGTCGTCCACATGCAGCGGCTCTCTCGCAATCTCTTTCACACGCTCCACTGTTTCTGGACGCGGCTCGGTTTTCTTTTTCTTCCAAATCATAGTTGTGCTGTTAGATGTTATACTTGATATAGCGTTGCTGCTTTAAGGCCTCAATGACTTCCTGTATGGAATCAACGCGGCCCTGAAGTGAGTTGATTGTCTCGGTTATCTCGCGCTCGTTGGTGGCCACGAAATAGCCCTTGTTGTTTGAGGCGAGGCAGGGGATGATGGCGTTGGTTCTGATGTGGTTCACAATGAGCCTGATCTGTCGCCGGTCGCATACATGACCCTGCTTCCTCACCGCTGCGGCCAGCGCATCGCCGGGCACCACTCTGGTGCCTGACGACTGAAGGAAACCGACAACGAGAGGGAGCAGAACGCCCCTCTCGTAATCATTCAGTCTGTCGCTTGCCATCAGAAGTCCATCTTTGTGCCGTCGGTGTTGTAGCCGAGGGCTGTCAGTTGCTCTTCAATCTTGGACTGCTTTTTGGCGAGCTTGACGGCCATGTCGTTCACCACCTCATCGGTTGCCTCTTTCGCCCACTCGTCGAGCAGCATTCGTTGACACTCTTGCAGGTCGGCGTCGTACTCAACTCCCGAACTGCTCAACTCCTCACGAAGGAAATCACGGCAGATTTGGTGTGCCTGCTCGGGGTGGCTCTTGGCGTAGTTGAACACCTTGGGCTCGCTGCCGTAGGTGACATTTACATCAAGGGCACTGCGGAACTGGTACGAGCATTTGCGCAGTATCAGCGTCATCAGCACCAGGCTCTCGGTTTGCGTCAGCGGCGCGGTTGGCAACTCGGCAGGTTCAATGTCGTTGAGAACACGTTGCAGTTTGCTCGCCGTGTTAGTGATGTTCTTGCGCTCGTTCTCCTTGTACTCGTTGACGAGGTTCATCGCTTGCACCTCATCGCCGGCATCCTCGGTATTGCTATTCTTGAACTCAAAATACTTGGTGCGTATCTCTGTGCCTCGGTAGCCGGCCTTTACACATAGGCAGCGATAGACCTCGTTGTTGGCAAGTTTCTCTCGCAGTCGCTCATCGTCCTCTCGGTAGTGCGAGAACCGCTCGAAGTAGTCTTCGTGTTTGGCTATCTTGATGCCCTTGCCACGGATGTACTCCAGTAGCGGCTCGTAGTCGGTGCAGCGTTCAACATAGTAACCGCCATCGGCAATGAGCAACGTCTTGCCGGCCTCAAGGCTGCCGCCCTCCTTGATGAGTGATGCGGCATTTTCATCGACAAGGTGCTGCAACCATGATAAACGCTTGGCGTCCCATTTGGCGCGACTGGTGCAGGTGGCATCGTGAGGCTTCATTTCGTAGAACAGACACCCAACGTTGGCGTCGTTGAATGGACATTTCTCGCAAGTGCTACCGCATGAGCCGGAGAAGTCGCGCTCCCAAATGGCGTTCTCAATGCGCATGAACAGGTCATTGGTGAAGTCGATGGCATCCTGTTTGTTGATTGGGTCGTTCACCAAATCATCTTGAGCATCCTCAGTGTAGTTGTCAAAGAACTGCTGTTGCTCGTCCTCGGTGAGCTTGCAGATGTACATCGCCGCCCCGATGGTCATCCACTCTTTGGTGACCCATTGCTTGAGGGCAGGCAGCAGGTTGTCGAGTTTGATGCGTTCCTGGATAAACCGCTTGGACTTGCCGAAGCGCAAGGCGATTTCCTCAATGCTCTTTCCTGTTTTGACGAGCTGCCCGAAAGCGAAAGCCTCTTCAATCGGGTCAACGTCCTGTCTTTGCAGGTTCTCGGTGATCATCGCGTCGAGGGCTTCTTCATCGGTCATGTCCCTCACGATGCAGGGTATTTCAGCAGGGTAGTGCGGGTCGAGTCGGCGGTTCTCTTGCCAGGCCCTGTAACGGCGCTCTCCCATGACGATTTCATACATGCCGTCTTTGGGTCGCACGGTGATTGGTTGGAGTAGCCCGTGCTGCTTGATGCTCGCAGCGAGTTCGGCGATGGCATCCTCGTCAAAGGTTTTGCGAGGGTTCGTCGGGCTGGGCTTGATTTCCCATATCGGGAATTTCTTTACTTCTGCCATAGTAGGTGAATTTGAAGTTTGACTTGTGGTTGCTTCTGCGCCCACCCGCTTGACCAGCGGTTGTGGTTCGTCAAGTTGGTCGCACATGGCGACGCGCTTGCCTGCACGGACAAGTTTCGGCAGGTAGTTGTCAAGCGAATGGTGAGGGAAACCGGCCATCTTGGTGTTTCCCTTTTTCGTGAGAGTAATGCCAAGCTCTTTGGCGACGATTTCCGCATCTTCCTCATAGGACTCATAGAAGTCACCCACTCGGAAGAGCAGAACCGTGTCGGGATGCCTGGCTTTCATCTCATCGAACTGCTTTTTAATTTTTTCGTCCATAATTAGTGAATTAAATGTTTGACTTGTAGCGTTTTGCATTGCAAAGTTAAGCATCGTTGGGCGTTAGGCGGTTCTGATTTTCGCCGTTTTTTCGTCCGACCAACTCTATTTAACTTTTTGTGGTGTAAGCACTTGGCTGTTTAACGTAGGCTGTCACCCTCAAACTCGATGAAATTGAACATCTCCTTGCAGCGGTCGGCCACATAGTCGCCGTAGCGCGGCTCGATGTCTTCGAGCCTCATGTTCGTGGTGATGTGGGTGACGCTCGTGCGGCGGTGGTCGTAGCGCAGTTGCAGCACGAACTGCAACACGTTCATCTTGGTGCCGTAGTTGCTGGCCGGGTTCGGCTCTCGCCCGAACTCGTCGATTACCAGGTTGACGTCGCGGTCGGTGTACTGGATCAGCGCAGGCTGCCCCTCGGCGGCATAGATGTTGGCGAGTTCGCTGGCGGTCTTCCACCATGCTTTGAGCCGGTAGTCGCCTCTCATGTGCTCGTGTCGCGCGGCAACGCTGTTCATGTACTGTCTCATGGCGAGCAATGTCATTGACTTTCCACGCCCGAGTGGGCCATAGAGGAAGAACCCTTTATCGTAGTCCAGGCCGAGCACGTTGATGTTGTCTCGTCTCCAAATCCACGCGAAAATGGAGTTGAGTACCCGTCTGTCGGCTTTGGCGATGTCGAACTTCGGCTCAACTTTGAGCAGGCACGAGCGGAAGATTTGTGACTCGATGTTGAAGTCAACCACCGGCCTTGATGACTTTGAACCCTGTGACGGTGTTTGTGGGATTGCTCCCAGCACTTGGTTGATTGTTTGGTTGTCCATTGTAGTTATTTGTTCGATTATCGTAGTTGCCCTCAAGCACCTTTTGGAAATTCGAGGGTCGGAACAGCCAGGTGAAGTCGGCAATCCAACCGCTCCGACTCTTTCCGTTGAGGAAATCGCTTTGGCTCGCTTTCGTGATCATCTCATAGACTGCGTCAAGACCATGTTCACGGATGCGGGCGCGGACGAACTCTCTTCGCTTGCCGTCGCAAGACTTGCACCGGGGAATGATTGCGCCAGCCTCTTCCATTGTCCGATTAAAGAAGTTCATTAACCCGACAAAATCCACACTTTCTTGAGAGGACATTTCGGGGTCGGGTGCGCCAGCACCTGACGAAGATGCGTTAGCATCTATATTATTCTTTTCTTTCTTATCTTTCTTTAATTCTTGTTCGGGTTCAATAAGCAGTTCAGTTTGGGGTTCAATAAGCAGTTCAGTTTGGGGTTCAATTTTTGAACTGCTTTCTATACTGCTTTCTGAACTTCCATTGTCTTGGTACTT